CACTGTGACGACCCAACGCCCTTGTGCGCCCCTAGGAAACGTAATCCTGCGACCAGATGCGATGATGGGCAAGTTGCCCTGCACAAGTGTTGTGGCATCGAAGAACGATGCCCCAGTGAGTGCTCCAGCGCAATACGCCGCGGCGCTCTCAAACGTCTGCGTAACATTGCTGAGTACCAGCGGCTTCTTCAGCTCCACCTCGTAAGTGACCCAAAGATCACCAAGGGTGTAACCAGACGAAGTCTGGCCCGATGTCGCCACATGAGTCACACCGAGGTCATACATCAGCCGCGTCTCACCAGCTGGTGGTGCTGACGTGCGAACATACTGCACGTTGAATGGATTCTCCTTCGGGTCACACTCAATCGGGTGCGCCATCGTTTCCGATGGCACGACCTCATTGGAGCAGTACTCATTGAGCAACTCCACCTTCGACTCTGGCGCCGTGTCCGTGGATCGATAGCTCGTCTGCAACATGACTGTACCCAATGATGGGCTAGTCGTGATTGCAGCACCCGAGCTAGGGATGTAATGAAACACAACACCCTTGAAACTATACTCCTGGAAATTGGCCGCGATGCCACTCAACCACGGAAACGTGTTACGGTCTCCGGGGTTGAGCGTGAAAGACTGTTGTACCGTGTAGTTCGTGGAAGATCTAATCTCCCCCAAATACTCACGGTGTCGGATGATCACGGACTGGGACTCATTGTGCATCATTGGAATGGAAGACGCCGCCTTGAGCGACGACTTAACTATGCTGTTGGAGCCAACCGTGTAATCTCCGGAACCTAACCACTTCGACAATGCGGCACCTAAGGAGCTACCGACCCCACTACCAATAGTGGGGGCTCCAACCAAGCTCCCAACGGCACCACCGCCTAGCCCTCCTAGGTAACGCAAAGCGGTACCCAATCTTGTCATCTGGCCCTGTGTGACAGGCTTGCTTGACTTTTTCTTTGGTTTAACGAGCACCTTAATTGGGCTCTTACTTGTTTGACGTCGTTTTACCATATCGCTAACTGGACTCTGTAACGATATTAACCCCGGGACTGTTGACTAGCCACTGCCTATCAACACGTTCGTCACCCAGTTTTAAAATCACGACCTGGTAAAAGAACCGCTCCATCTCCAATTGTTGGTCAGGTGTCACGCCAAAGGCGTAATAAAAAGACACACGTGATCGTGCATCTACCACTGCCTTGCTAACACCATTGGCTAGCCTCAACTGGGAGCGATTCTTGTAAACCTCCTCGATCATACCCGCACTGCATTCTAACCCGTGTCGAACAAATGCTGCATAAAACGACTCGAGAACAGGCACGCCTGATGACAACTTGCCACCACACACACCCACAGCCCCGAGCCACTTGCGGAAGACCGTATCGTTGGGGACACTGAGCAAACAAATGGGGTCCTTCATGATGCATGCATCCAATTTGCGCACCATACGCCACCCGGTGCTCAACTGCACCGGACGCGTTTGACAAAACTCGACCCTTTCAAACTCATCCACCGTGTCCTCAACGGTCATGGCAAACCCCTTTCCTTGAAACCAACTACTGAGACCAATACGAAACTGGTCTTCCTGTCGCTGATCTAAGAACACTACGCAATCATCACCATTGTTGGCAAGTTCCAACTCAACCCCACTAACGCGCGCATACTCCCAAACGAGTGCGCACATGATGATACAATTGCCTAGCGAAGTGTTCAAATCGCCAGAACACCTAGTTCCCTCCATCGAAAACTTTACTGTCCCATCAACCGCACGCGCCAATCCTCGGTTGCGCAGCTGTTTACGCAACAACCAGCGAAGCTCCCTGCTCCCGGGAAACAGCGCCTCGTAAAAGGAATGCTCGTAGCGCAAAGCGGGTACCGACACATGCATATCAAACTTGCTAGCGTCAAGGCCAATGGCAATAGGCCGGGCGAACCGGTCCCACTTGTGTCGCAAGATTGTAGCTGCATCATCCGCGTTGAAGCCTTTGATAACGGTCGCACGTGTGCGCGCCCCAAAAGCCTTGTTGATGGCACGAAAATAGTGGTGCTCGGCATGTTTGAGGTACTTGCCAAGACGAAGGTTAAATCGAGTGCTCCGCGGGTTAATTCCCCGCGGTGCCTTCTCGACGTCCTGC